TGCTCAAAGGCAGTTCTGAAGAAGAACAGCCTAATGTTAAACCACTGAAAGCGCTTGAAGCCAAAAAATGAGCGAGCACAAACAATCTAAACTTAGAACCTGTAGGATTTGCGGCCATAGTGCTAAACTAACGGCCAAAGAGTTGAAAGAACACGCGGCGGCGTGCCAGAGAAAAACTAAAAAAGTAGCATAACGGCTTTTAAACAGCGTTACTCGGAAACCCTCTTGGGTTGTTGATGAGTCAGCAATTCAGGAGGGTTTTCTTTTTTATGGCAGACGAAAATCAACCAGTAGTAGCCGAAGAGAACGGCAAGAACCCCGGCACAGAGCCTAACGTAAGCGAGCAGCCCGATTTGGGCGCTAGTGTAGGTCCAGGCGAAGATTATGACCAAGTACAGGATGATGGCGAAGAGCCTGAAGTACCCGCCAAGCCTGAGCCGCCCGACCCAACTAAGGGTATGTCGCCACGCGAGGCGGCAGAGTATTGGCGCAACAAGGCCAACCACTTTGAAAGTGAGTACAAGGTGGAGCGCACCAAGCGCCAGACCTATGACAAGCAGTATGGCGGTTTGAACAACACGAGGCTTCGCGATCAGACCAAGCAGAACCAGCCGGAACCTTACCGCCAAGTACCCGACAACATCACCGACTTGGGGCAATATACCAACTACCTGCTACAACAAGCGGAAAAGTCATTTGAGCACAAGATGACGGAACGCCAGCTTGACGCCAAGGTAGAGTCGAGCGAAGAGAACGCCCGAAAGACGCACGACGGTGAGGATGGCCTACCTACCTATGACGAGTTGTTTGACGAGCAGGTAGCGCCGATGATTCAGAAAAACCCGCGCATATATGAGCTACTTAGACTCATGCCCGACCCGGCAGAGGCCACTTATGTGCTTGGCTTTATTATGAAGTACAAGAATTTCGCCCAGGCACTCCAGAGCCATTCCCGTGACGACTTGATGAAAGCGATTAACCAGACGGCAAAACAGGCTGCTACTATCAAGGGCAAGGCGGGTAATAGAAGCGGTAACGGGAAGCTGAGTAAGGAAGAGATCGAGGCGATGAGTCCTGAGGATTTCGAGCGTGAGTTGGAGAAATTCAGGGCGGGAGCATAACCGATGGCATATCAAAACGATAGCGACGAGCAGCAAAACACAACCGATACACTTTGTCTCTACGGCCCGCTGGCTAAAGACTTCATGCGTACGCCGATAAACGAGACTGTGCAGCTAACTATCACGGCTACTCTGCGCAAGGCGGCTATGGAGTCATCGAGCAGTGAGGATGAGTACCCCGTGGCTGAGTTTGAAGTGCTGGACGTTGAGGGCGGTAGAAAAGAGTATCAGGATATGTCCAGCAGTGAGATGGAAAAGGAAATCTACAACGTCAAAAATGAAGACCAGCCCGAACCGCCGCAGCGTAGCAATGTTCCTAACCGTGAGGACGGCGGTTCTATCTGGCTCGACATGAAGCGCCAGGAAAAGCTAGGCAGACAGCCAACACGCAGGCCCAAGCCGTTCAGGATGGGATGAGCCCTGTAGTTCTAACTAACTGGCACTCTGTAGGGCCAACGCCGGTAACGCAAGTGGGTGGAGGCGGCGGCGCTAATCAACGTCTTGGCCTGCACGTTACATCCGATGAGTTGGCGATATGGCAGACACGAGCAACGAGTGGGCCGTACAAGACGACAGGCGATGTTAGCACCAATTCGCCGGGAGATTGGGATAGAATCACGACCAATGCCAACACGTTTAAGAACGCCGGGAAACCTTATCAGCAATGGGCGGGACAAACTTCGGCAAGCTGTTACAACTTGACCAGCGGTAGCCCGCCGTCGCGGAGCCAGGGTGAAAACTTACTGTGTGCGGCATTTTATTATTTAGTCACCGGCGATACTGCTTATGGCAATCCTGTAGTTACCGATCTGTTAGCACAGGCGGCAGTGACGGGTACTGATTTCTCCAATGCAACGCGCTGGTGTACAACGAGCCCAGATGACCCAGAGGCGGCGTATGCGGTGACGATGTGGCTTACCAAGTTGCTTTTCGCATACGATTACGTCAAGGGCAACATGACATCGGGCCAACGCACCACAATGGAAACCTGGTTCCACGATGCCGGAACATACTGGGAAAAGATTGTCGATTTACTGATAGAAAATGCCTTTCCTAATCGTGACACAGACGATTATAGCAATCCCTCCGGTGCGGGCGACGGCGGCGGCAGCAAGGTACTTTATTTTGGCGGCCCGACCAATGATTTTTGGGGCGAGCACTGGAATAACCGTTGCTCCAATATGGTGGAGTTTTTCACCTGCGTCGGTGTGATGGTCAATGACTCCAACTTGAAGGATCGCGGTAAGCGCTTTTTCAAGGAATGGATGCAGTACAACGTGTTTGCCGATGGTACACCCGGAGAGTTTTATCGATGGGAGAATGGCTTTCCGGTTCTCGGTTGGGACTATGCCATGATGGTTGTTGGACCGATGGTTACGACGGCTGATGTTTTGGCGCGAGCGGGCGATACCGAGCTTTATGACTACTCAACATCCAACGGACGCAATAACGGGAACCACGATACTAGCGGCGGCCCGAAGTCTCTTTTGCAGATCATCACGACCTGCAATCAGTACACAGACCATACGATTACTCGCTACGGGACAGCCACGGCGGGAAACAATGGAAACTCTAACTATCTGATCGACACCAATGATGAAGTAAGCGGTGAGCAGCATAACTCGGACGTGGATCTCGTAATAGCGAATCTCTATTACCAGAACGCCTACAATAAAACGATCTACATGCGTACTGCATCGGGCACAGTGGCATACCCGGCTAGTCCGGTGACAGGTGGGTGGGGAGTTTGGGGTGGTGCTTGGGGCGTTTACCCCGGCGTGATGTTTATGTTTGCGCAAAATGAAGGCGTAGTGGACCCTTACCCATGAGCGCGATTAACTATACTTTTGTAGAACAGAACAATCAGCAGACCACCACGGCGAGCTTTGCCACCGTTTCCGGCATGAGCATAAGTTCTTCCTTTTTTACGGCAGGAAAGAAGTATCTTATTCTAACTTCTGTTCAAACCCATTCGGCACCGGGAACAACCACAAATGTTAAACTAAAGTTGCGTCACGGAACTACAGATTTTACTAGTACCGACTCGGACGTGAACAATTCTGCCAATGTAGGGTGGGCAGTCTATTCGACCTTTGTCGTCTGGACCGCTGTCTCGTCGGAAGGCGTTGATCTGCAAGTTTTTGGTGGTGCGAACGACGGAATTATAGACCGCTGCGCTCTATTCGTAATGAACCTCTCCGATGACCTCGTTGAAAATACCGATTGGTTCTACAACGAGACTACCGCTTCGCAGGGATTATCAACCACCCCGGCCAATGGGGGAACGATAACATTCACTCCCGGCATGGCTGGTAACGATTGGCTTGTGTTATCGACAGTGAAAATAAACTCGACGGACCAAACTAATTCGATCATTTCGACGCTGGCACGTTCGGGTGAGGCATCGAGCAGCGCACCTTCATGGCGCATATTGCCTAATCAGGGTGCGAACAATAGCAACGTGCAGTGCGTAGGGCGAGCGTTTAGTCTCGGCAACGCCTCTAATACATTTACGGAGCAGTCGTCAATGTCGGCGGGCACTTCCGCTACGCGAGTACGCTCAGCAGTGTTCGCCATAAACCTCAATAAGTTCAAAGATCATGCGGTGGCTTATACCGACGCAGACGTAAACCTGGGTACAGGTTCCTATGGCACGGCACTGCAAACCTTAAGTATTACGCCGAGCGTAACCGGGGATGTGTGGATGGGAAGTTATTGGGGCTACGACAGAAACAACGCCGGCGGCACGCCTAACAGTCATTGGCGCTTACAGCTTGATAATGCCGACCAACCGGCAGGACAGACGGCGGACGCCTACGGATTCGCTCTCGGTGATGGCAGCGGTGATGAAGAGCCGTACATGATGACGACTCTGGCGAACCTTAGTAACGCTTCTCACACGCTGGATCTTGACGGCGATGTGGCGAGCACAACCAATGCGCCGAGCGGCCAGCATCGTCAACTTTGGGCAGTGACAATGGAACTTGCGGCTGGCGGTGGCGGCGCTAGCGCCGATCTCATGGGCCAGATTTGTCTATGAAGTCCAAACGCAGCAACGAGGGTTACTTTCTTATAGATCACACCAACAGCCCCGGCATAGACGGTGAGATAATTCATAGTATTAGCCCGGACTTGCCGACTAACATTGGCCGGGCGCGGTTTGAGTGTCCGACTTATACTTGCTCGCATTGTTGCCGGGTAGTAGTATTGCATCCACTACGGCAGCGCGAGCGCGGCTACTGTCGTAAGTGCGATCACTATGTTTGCGACGACTGCAACGCGATTAGATTAGCAACGGGAGTATGCAGAACTTACAGGGAAATTGTGGATGAGTGGGCAGAGGATGATGCTAAACAACAACTGATAAAGGAGATTTAAGGAACATGGCAAAACACATTGCTAACCATAAAACCGTGACTCTCACGGCGACAGCCGATACTACCAACCTGGTAGACTCAACCTACCCGTTTGCGCTTCAGGGTATCGCCTCTCAGCGTACCGCGATCGAGGAAGTCTACATGGGCGGGCAGACCGGCGCGTCATCCATTCAGATCATGGTGCTTGGCCGCGACTCTCAGGTAGGCTCAGGCTCTTTGACCAAGGATGGAGCGCTAACGGATGAAGGTATGGACGCCGATTTTACCGCGCTCGTGTCAGGCTCGGTGCCGACTGTGTTCAACAAGGCGGCGACCAACAAGCCGCAGCGCGACACAGCCAAAGCGCTTTTGAACCTATCCTTTAACGCTTTCGGCGGCGTTGTCCGTTGGGTAGCGGCACCTGATGAGAAAGTCTATATCAGTGGCGCAACGGCTTCTAAGGGCGAAGTGAGCTTGTCCGCCTACACCGGCAGCACGGCGTCAGGTGTCATCGGCGCACACATGGTTTTTGAGACTGTGTGACCTGGACTCGTAAGGGCGAGTGTAATAATTGCGGCTGGTGCTGCGTCCATTTCGGCCAGGACGTTGCCAGCTTCAAGATGGTTGGGGCCGAAGCGGACGTTGAGTTTTTTCGCGTGCGCGGGTTTGACTTGTTCGAGAACGAGCAAGGTAAGGTAGTTGGCGCTACTAAGCTCATAAGCCAGCATGCGCCTTGCCCGCAGTACGACGGGGAGCAGAAATGCTGCAAGGTCTATAATGTACGGCCTGTGACCTGCATAGACTACCCCATTATACCGGGACAGATCCAATACACACCCTGCTCTTTCTGGTTTGAGGATGAGAACGGGAACAAAGTAGGCGGGCAGGGTTCGCCATATCCTTCGCCAACCCCCATATTTAAGCCAACATGACGGTTACAGTTGCCGGTATTGTAGAAAACCTTCGCACCGGCACTACCGACCCCTGGACGTGGAGCCACAACACCGGCACGACCTCACCGGAGGGCGTTGTCGTGATGATTTGCCACGGCACCGAGAATACCGATCTTGTAGTCAGCGTCACTTATGGCGGTGTGGCGATGACCCGCATACAGACCAATCAGGACACCACCACAGAACCGGGGCGCTCCTATATTTACTTTCTCGGCTCCGGTGTTCCCACTGGCACACAGACTGTTTCGGTTGACCTCACCAGCGCCACGACAACGGATATTTTTGGCATCTCTTACACGCTCGACGGCGCAGACAATCTTGAAGTAGTAGACCACGGCGGCGTGGATAACAACGCTGCCAACCCATCGGTAACGCTTAGTTATGGCGGGCGTACCTGCATGGCGTTCTCGATTCTCTACAGCGGCTTGACCGACCAGACCAGCCTTACAACAGGCGCAAACTGCACCAAGGACAGCACAACGGATTTTTCCGGCAACTTTACCTGTGCCCCGGAGCACCAGACCACGGCGGGAAGTTCTGACTTTGCTATCGGCTGGACGGCGGCAACTGATGACGTGGCATATTCGGCTATAGCCGTAAGCGAGATAATTGTAGTGCCGTTACCCCTCCAGGGTAAAATGATGTAGTCATGCCGACTATTTTTTCCAACCCCAGAGGGCCAAAGCCAACTCAGCCGCTAGGGGCATCTGAGAATATCCAGAATCCCCTTGGCACCGGCTATCTTATTCCGTGGGATGGCGGTGCAAAGATTGTTCGCGCTCCGATCTTTACTGGAATAGTTAAGGTTTTTGCGCTTGCTGCACTAGTCTCCCAAGCCCCAGTTAATCTACTTACCAATACTCTCGGCACGCCAGCTGCACCGGCACAGCCGCCATTTGCTCAGACCGATTGGCCCAATCCTGTAGTCAAAAAGGCCGATGTAACTAACCGGACTTGGCTACAGCAGCTTACTGTTAACCTACTAGGCAAGGATCAGATACACGGAGCGCCGGGTGAATCTAAGACATACGATTACCCCAATCCAACATTAGCTAAACGCGCTCCGCAGGACTTTACTGACAGCTTTAATTTGCCGCTGCTCGGCAGAGATCAGTTCTTTTACTCGCAGGGGCAAGCGCCAAATTACGATTACCCCAACCCGCAGGTTCCACGGCTAAGGGTACAGGACCATAGCCAGAATCTTTTAGAGTCCACGTTAGCTCCAGCGGTAGGTGCACAGCCGCCGTTTTTCCAGACCGATTGGCCCAACCCGACACAGAAAAAGCCCGACATTCGCGGCTCGACGGCGAGTGTCAACCTAAACATTCTTGGCAAGGATCAGTTTTACGGTGCTGCAGGACAGCCGCCAACGTATGACTATCCCAACCCCGTACTGCGCAAGGTACAGCGCCAGGATTATCTCGGTAGCGTCAATCTCAATCTGCTTCAGCCGTTTGCACAGACTGATTGGCCTAATCCGACTCTCAAAAAGCCCGACATTCGCGGGGCAGTTTACGGCGTAAACCTAAACATTCTGGGCAAAGATCAGTTCTTTGGCGCAGCTGGGCAACCGCCGACATACGATTATCCTAATCCAAGGACAGCACGACGCGGGCCGCCAGATCAGAGCATCAGCCTCTTACAGTCCACCCTTGCGCCGGTAGTAGTAGCCGGAAATCCATTCAGTCAGACCGAGTGGCCCAATCCTATACGCCGACACGCCCAGCGGCTAGGTAATTTCTACCATCGCATAGGGACGGCGACAGGGGCAGGAGCATCGCCGCCGTTAGCGAACACGCCTTGGGCCAATCCAGTAGGCAAGCCCAACCGAGAAGCCGAGAGATCACAGCTACCGCGTAACACTTCGGCAATGATCGAAGACTTTGTTGCGTTCTCGGCCATGCAGGACACCCCAAACAGGGTTTCCCGTATCCATGTCGATTCACAACAATCGGGCGTTAAGCCGCAGTTCATTCAGGTACAGGCCGCACCGCCGTTTGTTCCGGTAGACTTTCCAAACCCCGCACTGCGAAAGCCCCTAGCGCTGACATGGACGCAGAATCTAGCGACCCTGAACTTAACCGGCGACAAGCCGTTTCCTAACTATGATTTCCCCAATCCTCAGCGGCCAGGGCCAAGACAGTATTGGCTTTTCAGTGAAGTTCAATTTATTCCCGCGCCTGTTGTACAAGCGCCGTTCTATCAGACTAACTGGCCCAATCCTCTACAGCCAAGACGCAAACCCCATGAATGGGCGCAAAATCTGGTACAAACGCCAGCTGGTCTTGCTGGAATAAAGCCATTTCCCAACTCTGATTTTCCTAACCCGCAACCGACACGGCGTATTAGACAGGATTTGGCGTTGCAGCTTAACCTACCAATCATCACACCGCCGCCAGTGGTAGCCGGTGGCACTCATCACAAGCGGAAATGGAGGCGTAGCGGATAATGGCGACTCTAGGGAGATATGTAATCACGGTTACAGGGGCAGACATCGGTAACACTGTTGTTACCGACCCGATTATTGTGAAGCGGATTCACATTCTCGGCACGGCTGGCACCGTGGCGGGCCATGCTTACCGGCTGGAAGATCCAGACGGTAATTTACTCTACAGAAGCCAGGCAAACGGCGCTTATTACGAGAGCGAGTCTATCAGTCAGCGGAAATGGACAAGCGGGGTTAAGGTTGTGACGCTAGACAGCGGCGCAATGGATATAGAGTACGACCGGGACACCAAATACTAGCAAGGAACGTTAGTCCTGCTAATCGGATCTACACACCACCTGGGTATTTTGACCGGCTGCGGTTGGCTTGCCTGCACTGAAGCCTCGTGCATCTGCCAGAAATCGGCTGAACTTGGCCGGTCCACATAAACCACCGACGGCAACGTGCAGCCCACCACAAACAGCAGAGCTACTAATAGAGTTTTCATGGCGCAAATCTAAGTCTGGTTAATAGTGTTTGTCCATGCTGAAAGTATGTTCAGTTTCACGTGAAACATGCCACTTGCCAAATGGCACTATATGTAGTAAATACAAATCAGTGCGCCTCCCACATATAGGAGGCAGCCCCCACAAGGGGCCAGCTTGCGTTGAGCATATCAACGCAGCCCGTTAGGGCGAGCATCGGCTTACCGCATTAGTGAAGCCCGGCTGTCAATGGTGACGGCTGAAAGAGTTTCCCCAACTTTTTCAAGGAGGCTTCACTTCCGTGAACGTATACACAAGTTTAGATGACGACACCCAGAGTTTTTATAATAAGACTCTGCTTGTCCGTGCATTGCCCAACCTATTGCACGATAAATTCGGGCAGCAAAAACCACTTAAAAATAACAGCACGCGAAAACAGACTTTCCGGCGCTACAACGCGCTCGCTACTAACATCACGCCGCTGATCGAAGGCGTTACTCCGCTGGGTAAAGACCTCACCAAGACCGACGTTACCGTCACCTTGCAGCAATACGGCGATTTCATTACCGCCTCAGACGTTGTGACGTGGGTTGCCCGCGATCAGGTGCTTACCGAAGCGGCTGAAGTCTTGGGCGAGCAGGGCGCACAGTCGGTTGACCAGGTCTGGCGCGACGTGATTGTAGCCGGGACCAACGTATTCTGCGCAGAGGATGACACCGGCACCACGGGTTCGACCCGTACCAACGTGGACGGGTTAATCAACGCGGTTTTCCTCGACAAGCTGCAACGCCAGCTGAAACAGCAAAACTCCAAGTTTTTCAACAAAATGGTAAACGCCTCGACGGGCGTTGGCACCGTGCCAATCCGCCAGTCGTACTGGGCGATCTCCCATCCCGACGTTGAGTACACCCTGGAAGGCGTGAGCGGCTTTCGTGCGGTCCACGAGTACGGCCAGCAACAGTCAGTCATGCAGCCCTACGAGATTGGCGCATACAAAAACATCCGGTTCTGTACCTCTACGTTCTCCAAGATTTTCCTGGGCGGCGGCAACACCACGGCTTCAGGCCACAAGGGAACGGGCGGCAAAGAGGATGTGTATGTGACGCTGGTGTTCGGCATGAACGCATACGGCATTGTCCCTCTCACGGGCCACAGCTTTGAAAACATCGTGAAGCCTTTGGGCAGCGGTGGAACGGCAGATCCTTTGAACCAAAGAGCGACTTCCGGTTGGAAGGCCATGACTGCGGCAATCATCCTTAACGACGCTTTCATGGTTCGTGGAGAAACGGGGGCATTACTCTAATGCGTATTAACACAAAAGTTGTCATTGACATCGAGAGCGGCGACGTTCTCCACAGCGAAGGGTTTGAGTATGAAGGCCCAATGGCGCTGGCGGTTACTGCCACTTCGGTTACTAAGCTAGTCGAAGCGCATCACCCTGGCGCTAAAATGGAACTCTACTCTTTCTCTATTGATCCAGGCTCCATTGCCGCCTTTGCACAGGAAATCGAAACGATGGCCGTGACCGGCGCTCGTTCAGGCGATCCGGTTATTGTTAGCATCGAAGCTCCGGGCAGCTCGATTGCCGTGCAGGGCGCGAAAGTAACAGCCACGGACGTTGTGTCTTTCTACCTTGCCAACCATCAAGCTACGACAGCGGTAGATAGCGCGGCACTCGTGGGTTACTTGCAGATTTTCAAGAGGGCGGTTGGCAGTTAAGCCAAAAGTCCTGATTGGTACACCGAATAAGGGGGACATCAAGTTTGAAACCCA